AGGGTTTGAACTTCCAGTACCACTGTCATAAGGCTATCATGTTCATCGACTACCGGTTCAATGACAAGTTTCAGGCGATAGCCCGTATCTACCGTTTCATGCAAAAACATCCTGTAGACCTTTACTTGGTCTATGCAGAAAGTGAAGGAGAGATATTCAAAAGCTTTATGCAGAAATGGGCGCAGCATCGTGAAATGGTTTCTAAAATGACTGATATCGTCCGTGAGAACGGTCTGTTCGGTTTGCAGGCAGAGGAGAAGATGATGCGCTGGATGTTTGCCAGCCGTGAAGAAAAATCCGGTAAACTGTGGAAAGCCATCAATAACGACAATGTTTTGGAGTGTCAGAAAATGGAAAGCAACTCGGTGGATTTGGTTGTAACCAGCATCCCTTTTTCCAATCATTACGAATATACGCCGACCTATAACGATTTCGGGCATAATGAAAGCAACGACAAGTTCTTCGAGCAGATGGACTACCTCACACCAGAACTGATGCGGATATTGAAGCCTGGGCGGCTGGCTTGCATCCATGTGAAAGACCGTGTATTGTTCGGTAATGCCACAGGTGACGGTATGCCCACCATCGACCCGTTCTCCGAAATGACGGTATTTCACTACATGAAACACGGATTCCGCTACATGGGGCGTATCACAGTAGATACCGATGTGGTAAGGGAGAATAACCAGACCTACCGCCTTGGCTATACAGAGATGTGCAAAGATGGTTCTAAGATTGGTATTGGTTGCCCTGAATATGTGCTTCTTTTCCGTAAACTGCCTTCTGATACTTCACGTGCCTATGCAGATTTGCCAGTAACCAAGAATAAGAATGAATATTCGTTAGCCCGCTGGCAAATAGATGCTCATGCAAGTTGGAAATCTTCAGGTAATACTTTGTTAAGCTATGAAGATATGAAAGTTGCCGGTATTGACAAGATACGCCATTTGTTTAGAAACTATGAGCGTGAACATATATACAATTATGAAGAACATGTTGCTTTCGCTGAAGAATTAGAAGTTTACGGTAAACTACCAAAAACATTTATGGCCGTAGATCCTGTAAGTAAGAAACCTTGGATTTGGGATGACGTTACCCGGATGCGTACACTCAATACCAAGCAGTCACAGAAAAAACGTCAAAATCATATTTGTCCTCTTCAGCTTGATATTGTTGAGAGGTTGATTGAACGGTATTCAAATAAAGGAGACTTGGTATTCGACCCATTTGGCGGTATCGGTACTGTTCCTTACTGTGCTATTAGATTGGGGCGTAAAGGGCTCTCTACCGAGTTGAATTATGACTATTGGAAAGACAGCCTTTCATACTTGCATGAAGCTGAAATTGAAGTGAATGCACCGACGCTATTTGATTTGATGGAAGCTATTTAATCTAAATAAGAATGGATATGTATTTGTATAAAAACAGACCACCGCCTTTATTAAATAGTGTGAGATTATTCTTAGTCTAACAATTTAACCCGATCGATATGATAACATTGAATAGGTTTGCCCAGAGATGCTTGAATATCATGAGGAAGCGCTTTAAGATGAATGAGCATAGCTCAAGAAAAGCGTTTAGCATAAGAATTGAAGCCGTTTGGAGAAAATTCGATATTGCTTCTAAATATAGGAGTGATAATCTTCCTAAATATTCGGAAGATGAAGAATTGGCAGCCGAGATGATAATTTACCTTGTTGCCTATTTAAAAAGATTTGGTTGTGAGGACATTGAACAGCTTATCAAAGATAAGATAGAGTTCGATGATAGAAAAAATGATTAGGTGTTGTTACTGACTGTTTGTGTTGTTGATTTTAATATAGTTAGTTATGACAGAGATTATTCAAGTCTGCCTACTTGATTTTAATAAGGGGCAGCTCACGGGATTGCCGAAAAATCCACGTTTTTTTCGTGATTACCGCTTTGAAGCGATGAAGAAAAGCATTCAGGATTCGCCAGAGATGCTTGAACTTCGAGAACTTATAGTTTTTCCCTACAATGATGGCAGATATATTGTTGTTTGTGGTAATTTACGTTTGCGAGCTTGCAAGGAGTTAGGTTATAAAGAACTGCCTTGTAAAATTCTGGCACCTGATACCCCCGTTAAGAAGTTGAGGGAATATGCCACTAAAGATAATGTCAATTTTGGTGAGAATGATTTGGACGTTATGGAAAACGAGTGGAATAAGGCGGAACTCCAAGATTGGGGCATCGAATTTGCCCCGGAGAAGAAAGAGGATGAATTTAAAGAGCGCTTCGATGCCATCACGGATGATACAGCCATTTATCCTCTCATTCCAAAGTATGACGAAAAACATGAGTTGTTTATCATCACCTCAAGTAATGAGGTAGATAGCAACTGGCTTCGTGAAAGGCTGGATATGCAGCACATGAAGTCGTACAAGACCGGGAAAGTAAGTAAGAGTAATGTAATCGACATAAAAGACGTTCGCCATGCCTTGCAAAATAGTAATACCAAGTCATAAGCGCCATGACCGGGTGTTCGCTAAAAAGTTGGTGAACGATCCTATCATTTGCGTTGCTGAAAGTCAAGCTGACTTATATCAACAATTTAACCCGGAATGTGAAATTGTTACTCATCCTGACGATGTTATGGGCCTCATCCCGAAACGTAACTGGATGGCAAAGCATTTTGGAGAACTTTTCATGCTTGATGATGATGTCCATGCCTGCAAACCTATTTATGTGGAAAAAGGAGAACCTAGCCGGATAAAGGATAAAGATAAGATAACCAATATCATTCAGTCATTATTTGAGATGGCCAGTATGATGGATGTACATCTGTTTGGCTTCACCGCTCGGATATCGCCGGTAATGTATGATGAATCCGCTTTTCTTTCTCTTTCGAAAATGATAACCGGTTGCAGTTATGGAGTAATCTATAACAAAAACACTTGGTGGAATGAGGAAATACGTTTGAAGGAAGATTTTTGGATTTCTTGTTACATGAAGTACAAAGAACGTAAGGTTTTAACCGATTTGCGGTATAATTTTGAGCAAAAGAACACTTTTGTAAACGCTGGTGGGCTTGCTTCTATAAGGAATCAGGAAGAGGAACGTAAATCTATCCTCTTTATCAAAAAGAATTTTGGTGATAGTATTTTGCTAAAGAGTGCAACCACTAATGGGAAAGACAAAACAAAGCAGCTCGTTCAATATAATATATCATGCAAATTCAAATTCTAATAGTCTGTAAAAAAGGCGTTTAAATGGCGTCCATTCTGTTTGTCATATTCGCCTTTTTTAGCTAATTTTACTGATGTAATAAACTAAAAGTCAAACCATTAAATTAGAATTATGATTATAAGAACAGTTTGCGGATATGATTTCTTTGAGGTGAGTTCTGCAATGCAGAAAGCCATTAGGCGAGCCGACACCGGGGTAGCCGGCTTTTTTGCATTGGAACTTTGGGCGAGTGGGTACCGCGACTATGTGTGGAAGCGTCTGTTTACCATTAGTGCTGAAGATTGCTATGGAATCATTACTAAAGAGATAGAAGCATTGTGGCAGGGGCATGAGCTGGTAAACAAGACTGCTACTGAACCCAAAGGGAGGATATTTGTCAGTAAAGCTGTTATTCTCCTTTGTGAATGTAGAAAGAATCGTGATGCGGATCATTTGCAAAACTTCATCTATGATAGAAAGGATATTGATATAGAAAAGTGGATAAATGATGTCAGGCGTTATCCTATTCCTATTCCAGATTACACTTTCGATGTACATACACGAAAGGGTAAAAAACATGGGAGAACCAAAGAAGAATTCTTTCAGGAAGAATACAAGGCGTTACAACCTCGTGTTCCTGGTTTATTCGATGATTTGGTTCAACCCAGTCAACCAAAGTTATTTAATGATGAAACCACGGCTAAGTAGCTGTGGTTTCTCATTTTTCATATAAGTCAAACCAATTTAATTAAAACAATGAACACGTATTACAAATTTGCGCCAAATGTATTTTTGGCAAAGTGTGATGAGAAGCACGAAAAAGGTGAAACTATTGAGGTTACCACCAAGTATGGTAAGGAGAACGAAAGTATAGTATTTAACCTAATCTTCGAGAAAGATGGGTTTTACTATTACTCCATCGTTAGAGCTGACGGCTTTAATGTTCAAGAATGGGCTAAGCAAAGAGCGGAACGCAGGCATGAATGGGCGTCATCGGCAGTACAAAAAAGTAATGAGTATTTTCAGAAATCAAATAAACATCGCGATTTCCTTTCTTTGGGTGAGCCTATCAAAGTTGGACACCATAGCGAACGAGGACATCGCAAAATGATAGATGATGCCTGGAATAACATGGGGAAAAGCGTTGAGTTTAGCGATAAGGCTGCCGAACATGAAAGAGTTGCGAAGTATTGGGAAAAAAGGGCTAATACGATAAACTTGTCCATGCCGGAAAGTATAGATTTCTATGAACATAAGTTGGAACAAGCAAAAGAATATCACGAAGGATTGAAGTCCGGTAAGTACCGACGCGAGCATACATACGCTATGGCTTATGCCAATAAAGCAGTAAAAGAGGCTAAAAAAAATTATGACCTTGCAGTAAAGCTGTGGGGCGATGTTTAATAATCTGTAGTATCTCAAATAATTTACTATGAGAGAATTATCAAAAGAAACCTCATTACAAAGGGTAATGAGGGCTTCAGGTCGTGTACCTGTACAATGCTCATGCAGTGTTTGTAAACAACAATGTCATACGCCATGTTTAGGTACTCCTGATGATATTGAACGAATTATAGATGCTGGTTATGCCGACAGGTTAGCACTGACAAACTGGGCTGCTGGTATATTCTTAGGGGTTATTAATATTGCTATTCCGATGATTCAACCTGTTTCCGGCAAAGAGTTTTGTGCTTTCTTCGAAAATGGACTGTGTATCTTACATGATAAGGATTTGAAACCCACTGAAGGGCGTTTGTCTCACCACACTGTCAGGAAGGATAACTTCAATCCAACTATGAGTATTGCTTGGAACGTTGCGAAAGAATGGCTGATGCCAGAGAATGAGGATGTACTTTCTCGTGTAGTAAATAAATTCTTGAATGCGAGGAAGCCATGAATGTGTATCAATCAATACCTCGTAGAGATTGTAGGGTGTTTGCTAAATGTGGGGCAAAATCCTTATCACATTGCCGGCGGCATCGTGGAACTGATGGTGAGTGTAAAAACTGTACTCTTATTCATCGCAAACCTCGCAATCGTATTATAGATGCTTCAGGACGTGAGATGAAAAAATGTACACACTGCGGAAATTACTTCTACTTGAACCGGTTCTACAATCGTATAGTAGTGAGAAAGGGTAAGGAATATCATTTATTGACTTCTTGGTGCCGCATGTGTATGTCTGAAATCAATAATCAAAGAAATTTGAAGAAAAGAAATGAGTAGTATAAATTTATTATATATTGACCTGTTTTGTGGAGCAGGTGGAACCTCGACAGGAGTGGAATCTGCAAGAATTGATGGTAAACAGTGTGCTAAAGTAATAGCCTGCGTCAATCACGATGCCAACGCCATTGCAAGCCATGCGGCCAATCATCCGGATGCATTGCATTTTACGGAAGATATTCGCACGCTGGAACTTTCCCCGCTAATTGAACATCTTGCCAAATGTAAGGCTCAATATCCGGGTGCAGCGGTCGTTCTTTGGGCGAGCCTGGAATGTACGAACTTCTCCAAAGCAAAAGGTGGGCAACCTCGGGACGCTGATAGTCGCACACTTGCTGAACATCTTTTCCGGTACATTGAAGCTATTTGCCCGGATTACATTCAGATTGAAAACGTTGAAGAATTTATGAGTTGGGGTGATATGGACGAAAACGGAAAGCCTATCAGCATGGATAAAGGTAGACTATATCAAAGATGGGTACGCAACGTAAGAAAGTATGGCTACAACTTTGATTTCCGTATTCTCAATGCTGCCGACTATGGTGCATATACTACTCGAAAACGCTTCTTTGGTATATTTGCCAAAAATGGATTACCGATAGTATTTCCACAACCCACTCACTGTAAAAACGGTAAACAAGATATGTTTGGTCGTTTGGAAAAGTGGCGCCCGGTTAAAGAGATACTGGATTTTTCCGATGAAGGAACAAGTATTTTTCGTGAGAAGCCACTTGCTGAAAAGACAATGGAACGTATCTATGCCGGCCTGATAAAATTTGTAGCCGGGGGCAAAGATGCTTTTCTTATCAAATATAATTCCATGAGCCGGACTGGAAAATATAATGCCCCTGGGATTGACGAACCATGCCCGGTAGTAGCTACGCAAAACAGACTGGGAGTTGCGCAGGTATGCTTTCTTTCAAAACAGTTCAGTGGACACCCCGAAAGCAAGAATGTTTCTATTAATGAACCAGCCGGAACAATTACATGCAAAGACCATCATGCGTTTGTATCAGCCCATTACGGTAACGGATTTAACCGCTCAATAAATGAACCGTCTGCAACCGTAACAACGAAGGATCGGTTATCTCTCGTTTCTCCATATTTCATAGACCAGCAATATGGAAACAGCAAACCTTCATCTACAGAAAAGCCGCTTGGATGTATTACCGCCAATCCTAAGTACAATCTTGTTAGCTGCAAGCCGTGGATTATGAATACAAACTTCTCCAACGTTGGTAGTAGCATAGAAGAGCCCGCACAAACAGTCACTGCAAATAGAAAGTGGCACTACCTAATGAACCCTCAATTTAATAGTGCAGGTGGTTCCGTTGATAATCCATGCTTCACTCTCATAGCACGTATGGATAAAATGCCGCCTTATTTGATCGCAACTGAAACTGGACATGTAGTAATCGAGATTTATGATACCGACAGCCCTATGACAAAAAAAATAAAAGAGTTCATGGGCTTATACGGGATAATTGATATTAAAATGCGAATGCTACGCATACCTGAACTAAAGCGTATCATGGGATTTCCAGAAAACTATGTGTTAATTGGTACACAGGCTGACCAAAAGAAATTCATAGGGAATGCAGTCGAAGTTAACATGGCACGTGTTCTCTGTGAATGTATTAGTAAAAAGTTACGTGAACTAGGGTCAGTTGCAGCATAAAATGGCGTTAAATTGGCGAATGTTCTGTTTGTAAAACTTGTCAATAATGATTACCTTTATAGATGTAAAGAACTAAAAGTCAATCAATATGAAGAGGAATGAAAAAATAGCAAAATTAGAAAGACTAGGTATTTTCAATCAATGGAAATATAATACAGAAAGAGCAAATGAGACATTTAATATTGAGTGTCCTGACTTCTCAATGACAAATGAAGAGCGGATGAACAATTTGTTAGATGTTGATTGCTGTTTTCATTGGTTTCTAACTATTTCATTCCCTTTTAATAATACTCCTGAAGGCGTTGCTTTTTGGAATGATATTGCAAAAAAATAATTAAAATAAAATTAGAAAGGAATCAAATGATAATAGCATGGTTCAGTTGCGGTGCTACATCCGCAGTTGCTTGTAAGATAGCATTAAGCCTATACGATGATGTGCATATCTACTATATTGAAACTGGTTCCGGTCATCCCGATAACACTAGATTCTTGGCAGATTGTGAAAAGTGGTACAATCAATCTATCCACATTATCCGAAGCGACAAGTACACCTGTGTGTCTGATGTGTTGCGAAAGGGGTATATCAACGGCGCGCATGGTGCCGCCTGTACTCTTGAACTGAAAAAGAAAGTCCGCTACAAGTTGGAAAAAGAATTGCAGCACTGGGACGGTCAAGTTTGGGGTTTCGATTATGACCCGAAAGAGATTAACCGGGCTATCCGATTAAAACAGCAGTACCCGGACACAAAGCCACTATTCCCGCTTATTGAAAAGCAGATTACGAAGCAGGATGCAATGGGAATGCTTTGGAAAGCCGGTATTGAAATCCCCGCTATGTACAAGATGGGCTATAATAACAACAATTGTATCGGTTGCGTGAAAGGCGGAATGGGCTACTGGAATAAGATACGAAAGGACTTCCCGGATGTATTTAACGAGGTGGCGCAGATTGAACGTGATGTAGGTGCAACTTGTCTAAAAGATAAAGACGGACGAATCTTCCTTGACGAACTCCCAACATGGCGAGGTGACCCAGTAGAAGAGATTATACCGGATTGCTCGCTTATCTGTCAGATAGAGTTTCAAGAGATAATCGACAGGCAGGTAGAACGAGTTTTGAAAGGAGAAATTAGTATTAACGATGTAGCCTA